GGGATTGCTGGTGCAGCTCACCTGCTTGCTTTGGCTATTGTCAACCTCACTCCGACGCCTAAAGACGATGAGCTTTATGGCAAGTTCTACAAAGTAATCGAAAAAATCGCAGGTGTGGTGACTAAGGTCGCTAAGCAATGATCGAAATGGTGCTTGTGGGTCTTCTTGCTGGAGACCCTTACGATTGGCAGATGTCTTGCTTTCAAACACTCGAGGCTATCGAGACAGTGATGATGGACGAGTTTTTTGCTCGTCCTGAAAATCGCAGGGCAAGAAGAAGACTTATAGAAAAACTGCGGCGACACGGACCAAGTGGGTGCGTGCCTTTCGAGGTGTAAGTAGGCTTGACTGACAAAATCAAGCCTTTTTTTTGTGGAAAATTTTATTAGGTCTTATCAAGCGGGAGATACGGGTTTCTGTGACGAGATAGTCGCGTGGTACAAGGCAAATAAAAATACCATGGGTTTGCCAGGTCTCACTGCAGACGCAGAGGGCAAAATAGGCATATGTAAAGAAGCTAAAGACTCGGTTGATATATTGCTGTCCATTGAGCAAGCATATACATATGGTTGTATAACAAAAGGTTTAGAGCATTTATGGAATTCAGTAATAAATTATGTAACTGTACAGTTTCCTGTACTTGCAGATTCTAATTTTCATATGCCCGAAAACTTAGCAGTGCAGGGGTACGAACCTGGAGGAGGTTTTCACATGGAGCATTGCGAGAGATTGTGCAAGCTAACTCAAAGCAGAATGTTGGTGTGGATGCTTTATCTAAATACCGTTGAAGACGAAGGTGGGACAAGATTTGTTCATTACAATCATGTGGAGAAAGCTGAAAAAGGCAAACTTTTGATCTGGCCTCCGGACTTCACCCATGTACACCACGGGGTGGCGTCACCTTCTGAAGAAAAATTTATTATGACTGGTTGGTATAACTGGAATGACTAGGCTGCACTAGGAAGTAACAAAGTCCCTCTTTCCATCCAGTTCACAAAAACAGGAGAGGGAGGTTCAAATTCCGGTTGGTTAATCCAACTCAGAATTCGTTCCTCCCTTTCTAGTGTCCAAAAGATTTGACTTCTGTACCACGCAAACCAAGGCTGGTCAGATTTTTCGAGATTACAGGCCCCGCAAGCACCGATTAAATTTTGACGATGCTGCTTGCCGCCCTGTGCTCGAGGAATGACATGATCAAGCGTGGTTGGGTGCTTACGCCCGCAATAAGCGCACTCCGGCCACTCGTCGAGAATGCTTTTTCGGAACCGTTTTCTAGCAGACCTTTTCTGTAAACATTGGAGGTTGAATACTAGATCCAGTTCCGAATCGACCATACAAATGGTACGACTTGTTTACAGTTTACTCTTCATAATGCAGGTTGAATGCAACAATTAATCTTTTTTTATCTGAAAAACTAGGAAGTTGCTCGTGCATTAAATAGGAAGGGAAAATTAGAGCATTACCTTCCTCTACCCAAGGCTCTTCGTCAATATGAGTTCCGTCAAATGGATGTAGTTGAGGTGAAATTAGACGTGTACCTTTGTGAATTTCAGGATCATAGTTAACATACAAAACACCTGAGAGACCAAGAGGGCCATGAGTATGAGCCGGATGATACACAGGTCCTGAAGTTTCTTGGAACCACAGGTCTTTAATTTTTAGACGTCGGTAATCCTTATCAAAACCTCTTGCCGTCCACATTACGGCATTGGTAATAGCTTTATATACTATTTCTTTGTACTCAGGTGTAATCTTATTTTTTACGTTGTAGTGATAATCGGTGATAATCCCGTCTTTGTCTTGGGCATCGTCAGGGTGCTCACTTTTAAATTTTTCGACGGACTTTTCGATTTGAGTTTTGAGATTAGCCCACTCAGGGTCAGCAGTGCAATTGACGTGAGGAACAAATAAGTCCATTTTAAAATCCCCAAGCTACGTAGGAGTCTCTACAACCTTTTTTGACGGTTGTAACTTCATGGTTATACATGAAAGTGGAAGGAAAAACAACCACTGTATGATCTTCCGTCAAAAATTGTTTTTCTTCACCGAGTGGGGTCCTAATAAAAAAATCTCCTCCTTCTTCTGCATTTTTGTGTAGGCCCACGACACTTAAAACAGGTACACCTTTGTGATCGCCATCAAAAATAGAGTGAATCGCATCCCAGTGAGCACGCATACATTCTCCTTCTGAATATCTATTTAAACGCACTCGGGTAAACGAAGATATCAAAGAACACTCCTTGTTATATTCAGTAGTCATATCATTTATATAAGACTGAATCGCATGCTCAGCCAAACCTTTCGAAAGGTCTGATTCAAAAACATCTTGAACAAGTGGGTCTGTATTTTCGTCGGAGTGAGAAGAATTACCTTCTTGAGGGTTATAACTAAACCAAGCGTGTCGCTCCCAGCTTGTGCTCTCAAGGCAGTTATAATGTTGATCTAATCGCTCTGATAAGCTTACAGGTGTTTTATATGTTCTGACGTAATCTAAAAGACTCATCACAGCTTAGAATTATGGCACTATAATAGCTCAGCTAAAAGCTGAGAATGAGTTTTACACGTCTTCCTATATTACCTACAGAACTCTACGAATTTGAGTACCCAGAACACCTTGTCGAAGACGCCCTTAATATTATTGTCACGCATAAAATTACAGATGGATATAACAGGTGGAAAGGTAAACCAGAGTATGGGGAGTCTTCACCAGGAGGAAAATCACTGCATAACAACCCTTATTTCGAACATCACACTAAATTTATCGAAGAGTGTCTAGAGGAAGTTACAAGAGACTTAGAGTACAACAACAATATAAATTTGAAAATAAGTCTTTTTTGGGCAAACCGAAGCCGCCAAGGGCAGTGGCACCACGCTCATAGACATCCTTGGTCTCTTTTGAGCGGAATTATTTACCTACAAGGTAACTCTGGAAGAACTTGGTTTAGTCGAAAAAATCCATACGATCTTTCTGAACAATTTCCCACTTACTACGAATCAGAAAGAGAAAATATTATTCATAAACACACCCCAACACCAGGAAAAATGATTATTTTTCCGTCTGATTTAGTTCACTCTGTCGACAACAATATGGAAGATCAAGATCGAATCACACTTAGTTTTAATACCTTCCCAACTAAAACTGTTGGAGAAAAATCTAATTTAAGTGGATTCGATCTAGAAATACATTAAGCGTCACAAACATAGTAGTAACAGACGACGTGATCGACGTCAAAAACTTCATCTTCGTCAGTTGAAACTTCCATGTAACGACCATCCGTTCCCTGAGCGAAACGGACAACGGCGTTGTTTTGACTGAAGTTTTGCTGCTGACGCAGTCCTGCCGGTTCGCCTCCTCCGCCTTGCTGTTGTCGGGGACCTGCTACGTTTTGCGCACCAGATACGTGGAAGTGAGCAGTAATCTGTGCCGCTTGGAATGATCCCACCGCGTTGCCAACGGGTAGAGAGCCTGACAACGCAGTTCTACTTGTCTTTTCCGGGTCGTTGTCGCTATTGAAGGCGTAGCCACGAAGATACATGCCGTCAGTATCAGGCATGTGCATCGGTTCAGTATCGTTGCCCCCTCCGTATGATCCACTAGGCCAGACTGCCGAAAGCACTTCGTGATCAGACCTTGATACGGACTGTCCATTCAACTTGATATAGTTGATTGAACCATCAGAGAACAAAGCTCCCTGCTCTGCCAGCATCAAAATAACTTGTCCAGTAGCCATGGCTCTCCTTAGGAATTAGAAGCAACGATTGCCCATATGACACTTATATTATCAGCTCTGTTTTCTCCGTTAGCAGGTCCCTGACTAACTCCTGATTGAGGAGTTGAAGCTTGATTAGTTCGAGACTGGTTACCTGCACCACCTTGTTGACTGTTCCAGTTACCACCTTCAAAAAGATGATAATGAGCAGTGAAATGATCAGGCAAGAAACCCGAGCCACCGATCACACCTGATGGTTGGAATCCATCAGAGTATTGTTGACGAGACCCTGAAACAAAAAGACCCCTAAGGTCTGGAACACCAAATGTAGTAGACCCGTCTCCAGTTCCAAAATGTGTTCCAAAAAGACTGAAAAGATCTGCATACTCTGAACGGCTGAGATTTTGACCGCTCGCGACAACGAATTTGTTAGTAGCAAAGCCAATAAGATCTCCTTCCTCGCCAGGCCATAAGAAAGGAATAGCCATACCGGCTTGCATAGTGCCGCCGCCGACATTAACCATGGGAACGAATTCCCGTTTCTTCATTTCATTTTGAATATCACCAAAAGTAGTGCTGGCGTGTACAACAACAGAAGGTCCGGCTGCAGAAGCCTGCTCGCTACCAGTTCGGTTTCGGTCAGGACCCTGTCTCGACCTGACTCCCTGCCAGTTATGGAGATGGCCTTCTCCGACTTTGCCACTTCCTAGTGCGTAAACCCCTGAACTACTAGAACCTTTCGCATAGATATACCCGTCAAACATATTGGGTACTGCAAAAGTCGTGGACCCATCACCTTCTCCGAAGGACGTACCGATGACACTAAAAAGTCCGCCCTGGTCAACTCGGTTATATTCTTCTCCGTCACATACAAGAAATCTAAGTGACTCTAGAGCAGTGTCAGTCACACCGCTTGTCATAGCAAACGATAAACTTCCAACCGGTGAAGCGGCTGAACCAGCAGGAACAGCACTAGGCCACGCTCCGGCGCTCTTCTCGCGAGCAGCTTCAGTTGGTGCCAGCCAAGCACCTGGTGCGCTTAAAGAAGTACTTGGAAATTTTTTGCCTTGACGCCCAGCGTATTTCCTTGCCATGGTTTAAAGGTCCCTGTAGTCAATAATAATGGTGTCGTGATCTTCAGGCACTGCCTGAGTTCCTTTAACCCACGATGGGTCAGGTGCAAATAGAGTAGCAAACTCTTCTCGCAAACCAGATATTACACCGTAAGTTTCATATTCCGCTCGCATAAGATCAAATTCTTGATCATACCAAGCTTTATATGCAGCTTTTAATTCTGCATCAGTCTTACTAACTTCGCCCTCGGAAGGCTCTGCGGGAACATCCGAAGTAGCAATCAGGGTATCTGATTGAATGAGTTCTTTTAAGTCAAAAAAATAATCTTGCCAGAGCTGTCTGAAGGCAGAACGACAACCAGCATCTTTGAGCTCTTTGAGTTTTAAATACTCGCCAGCCAGAATCAAGCCGATGTCACGACGTAAGCGAGCATCAGTAGCGACTGATCGTGAAGAAACAACGGGTTTTGGATCACCGTCTGCGACCCATCCCGTACCTTCGACCCAAACATATGCTTGTCCTGAAGAACGATCAGGTTCAGCAATAGGTCCTACGTACCCACAGCTCTCAATTTCCTCTTGAGTGATTGACCACTTGTACCTTGTAAAACCGTTAGGTAAACGGAGACGATCAGGTAAAAAAGTGGGTTCTTTCGAGTCTTTGGAGAATTTAGCTGAAGAAAAGTCAGCCATGCCTTTTAGACCTCCACAAAACTGAGCGTCAGATCACAAGAACCGCTGGTGCTGGTGGAAATACGAAGCTTATTGCCACTGCTCAGGATAAGTTTGTTACCAACCAGGTCAATGTTGGCACTCTGAGGAACAGTAATCGTATTAGCTATTTGACTTTTAACTGCATTCGAAGCATCGAGAAGAGAGCAGTTAATATCAGTAGCGTTAGCTGAAGTATTTGCGACCAAAATACTCAAAATAATCGTCGAGTCACTCGTCGACGTATAAATGGTCGTGTTGACGTCGGAAACATTTTTAGTGCTCCGACTAAAAAAAGTAGCCATCCGAGGCCAAGCACTGAAGATAAATTAATTATAGCCCATCGAACCTAATCAGCTCAATGCCATGATTAAGCCAATGAGTTGTGGGGCATCGACCGGGGGATTATTAATAATAAGCGTTAATGCATCATTACCTGACGCAAGTGCTTCCACTGAATCAGCAACAAGAGCGTTACCAGAAGTTTGGGCTTCTAAACCAGACACGATTGCTCGATCTGCTTGAGCGATTGACAGCACTCCGCTGGTCGTCGCTGTAGCACCAGTAGATATCGCTGCGTTTCCACTGATGATTGCAGTATTAGCAACGCCAATCGACGTAAGCGACTCTGCAATCGAAGCGTTGCCAGAGGCTCTTGCTTCGAATGAGCCCTCAAGAGCAGCGTTGCCCGAAGCTTCAGCGACAAGTGCTAAAGATACAGAAGAATTACCTGAAGCAATAATTTCAGGAATCTCGGCAAGAGCTGCATTGCCGGAGGCTAAAGCTGTAGCAGCAGGTGCATGAACCGCATCACCGGAAGCAATGGTGGTAGGGACAATCGCCTCTCCAGCAGCACCTGAAGCAATAGCGTCATCTGACGCTTCCACGGCGTTATCAGCCTGGAAGATTGTGAGACCTGTCAAGAGCCTCAACTGCATTAACAAGAGATAAATTGCCAGACGAGAGGGCTTGTTCTGATTGATTAAGAGCAGCGTTGCCTGATGCAGTTGCAATTGATGCTTGCTCAGAAGCAGCTGCACCAGAAGCAAACGCAATGTTCGCATCGATAAGAGCGGCATTACCCGAAGCCTGTGCGATCTTGGCGTCGCTAATTGCTGCGGTGCCTGAAGCGATACCAATGACACTTAATGCAATTGCAGCTGCACCAGATGCGATGGCGCTCTGCGAATTTAGGACAGCAGCAGTGCCAGAAGTAATAGCTTGAGCGTTATTAGTAAGAGCAGCGTTACCTGAAGCAAGAGCGGAACTTGCGTTGAACTCAGCAGCAAAGCCAGAAGCTCCAGCTTCTACAGCAAAAGCAAGACCTGAGTTACCTGAAGAAACTGCAACTGCTGTATCTTCAAGAGCGTCATTACCCGAAGCTAAAGCGTCTCTGTTGAGAACTAAACTTGCGTCGCCTGATGCTTGTGCCTCTGCACCAGAAGCTAAGGCATTATTACCAATCGATTGCCCAGTAAGCGAAGTGGCTATTGACGCATTGCCTGATGCTTGAGCAGTAGCAGAAACTATATTCGCATCAATACCAGAAGCAAGTGCGGTTGCAGCTAAGGCCACAGCTGCATCGCCAGATGCAATCGCAATTACGCCTCTTTCTCTCGCTACACCGTCTAAGCCAATTTTGCCGTCAGCGGTGTAAATCAGACCAGAGGCATTATCTGGAAGATCAGTTTGAACAAAATTATCTTGACCAAGCGTAAAAATACGACCGCCTAAACCACTTCCGGCGATCAAGTCACCAGTAATCGGAATTACATCATCGTCGTGGTTTTCGACAATGAAACCGCCGGAATAGACAAGTCCTCTACGCAGAGTCATTTTACGAAAGCGCGATAATTAGGCCGATAGCAGCCCCGGTACTTAGACCTGGATTTGCTGCATAAGCCTCAAGAGCTGCGTTTCCGGATGCTTGTGCCACTGGGACAATCACAAGACCGGCATTACCTGAAGCTAGGGCAGTCGTAGAAACTGCAAGAGCTGCATTGCCAGAAGCAAGTGAAGTATTTGCCAGACTCAGTGCAGCGTTACCTGAAGCCTGAGCAACTGTGGCGTCAACAATAGCTGCATTACCAGACGCAGCAGCAGTTGCGGCTAAAGCAAGACCTGCGTTGCCAGAAGCAAGAGCGACAATTCCGTCAGAGATCGCAGCATTGCCCGAAGCTTGAGCAGCTAAAGCGATACTGATACCAGAATTACCGGAAGCTTGAGCACCAGCTAAATCTTCAAGTGCGGCATTGCCAGAGGCTTGAGCTTCTACAGCGACAGCAAGACCGGCATTACCAGAAGCAAGACCAGCAAGTGCAACGGCAATCGATGCCGACCCTGAAGCAATTGCAGAATTTGCAACCGCAAGACCTGCATTACCTGAGGCAAGCGCAGTGTTTGCCAGCGCCACAGCGGCTTGGCCTGAAGCCAGTGCTGTATTACTAAGAACAACAGCGGCGTTACCAGAAGCAAGAGCTCGATTTGCGTCCTCAGTTGCTGCGTTACCTGAAGCAAGAGCAGTCTGTGCGTCTGCTAAACCTGCATTACCTGAAGCAAGAGCGTCGACTGACACTCGGACTGCTTCAACACCAGACGCAAGTGCTGCCTCCGAATCTAAAAGCGCAGCGTTACCTGAAGCGAGTGCATCTACCGCATCGCTAACAGCGGCGTTGCCTGACACCACAGCGGTGACAGCGTCAGCTAAACCAGCGTTGCCTGAGGAAAGAGCTTCAGTCGCGTCCGCTAAAGCGGCATTTCCTGAAGCGAGTGACCTTACATTATCAACTAAAGCAGCATTTCCTGAAGCAAGAGCTTCTTCAGATAAGACTAGAGCTGCGTTACCTGATGCAAGTGCTGTAGCAGCATCCTGCAAGGCAGCATTACCAGAAGCCTGTGCAGCTTGACCAAGAGTTAAAGAAGAGTTGCCTGAACTGAGCGCAACTGCAGCAACAGCTAAAGCAGCGTTACCAGAAGCAATCGCAATCGCAGCTTCTGTAAGACCAGCATTTCCGGAGGATAAAGCTACTTCAGCTTCAGCAAGCGCAGCATTTCCTGATGCCAGAGCAGTAGTTGAATCTGCGAGAGCAGCATTACCTGAAGCAAGAGCAGCGGATGAACGTGCAAGCGCAACGCCATCAGTTCCAATTTCGTTGCCAACGTAAATCAGGCCACTTGGCTCTGCAGTAAACGCGACATCAAGACGAATAGTAGAATCTGTGTTTCCCCCACCTACAAGACCACTACCTGCTGTTAAGAGACCACCAGAAGCAGTGGTGATAATGCTGTCACCAAAAGGCAGCTCGGCTAGAGCGCCGCTGACTAGAACTACCGGCCTGCGAACTACCATGATTTAACCTTTTAACCTCCAGTATAGAGAAGTACAGGTGGCGAAATTTCCACACTGAGTTGTGTTGAGGTAATCGCTAAGCCAAGACTTGTTGCTGCTTGATATGCATTACTTCCTGAACCCGTGACTGTTCCCGAAGTTGTTGTGAAGCGAACTACTTCACCTTCAAACTTAGATAAGTAATAGTATTCACCAGGAATTAAAGCTGTGTCAGCAGTAATATTTACGTCTGTAAGACTGACGATTCCGTCCAAATTGACGATAACATCGCTTCCATTAGAAGCAGCTTCTGAGGCAAAACCAATTGGAGAAAATTGATAAGCGTTAACACCGCTAAGAGCAGTGGACGGTACTACAAAATTACCGCTTGCAGAGACAACTTCACCAGCAATCAGATCAGCTCCAGCGGTCAAAGTAGCTGTAGGAGCAGGGTTAGTGACAACACCTTGTCCGTTAGCTAGATATACAGTTGTACCGTCAGCCTGGTAACTTGTGTAATTGCGGTTGAATATCGA